GCGTGGGTTAGCTATGTACCTCAAGGCCGCTAACGTAACACTGTTACGTTATGTTTCCGGAGAACCACTTAGTAATCCGCGTTTAGCTGGGGTTGCCGTTTCGTGTACTCATTCTGGATTACCTAGATTAATAGTAGGTAATCATCGACTGCGTATTAAGCAGGGTGATGTAGGTTGTATTCGATTCTGGTTAGGTTTATTTACCCTTTATCGGGTTTTAGATTTTAAAGGTCGAGTATCATTTACATCCATTGTTGGCACTGGTCGTGAAATCCCACTTCAACTCCTGAAATCATGGGATGAATTTACAACTCATTTCAGAGATAGGGTGTTGGAGAAGGGGGCTTCTCGATTTAGGACTGACTTTGTCCCTCCTCAGAGACGTGATAAAGACGACCCTACATTTGTTCAATACGTTGCTGCTAAGCGGTATTACCCTTATGGGGCAACGAGAACGGAGGCAGGTGTTGGTACTAAGCGTTACACTGAGCAGCTCTGGGGATACGTCGTTCGCATGATACCACTCTTGAAGTCTGGGGCAAACTCCAAAGATGGGTCGGTTTCAGCGTTAAACGTTGTGGATGATATTGTGTCTTGGTTGACACGTCCAGAGTATCTGAAGCACCTTATGACGTTGGTAGCTCTTACTCGCTGCTGGAACCTTGTGGACCATCCTGCGTGGCGATTAGGCGTTAAGCGTGTGGCGAAAGCCCAAACTCAATTAGAGGATGCTAGGATTGCTAGCGCGCTTGCGAAGAAAGACTCGTTGGATGCTTCTGCATTGGAACTGGCTCCCGAGGGGGAGCTCGGCCGGTTGCATTTAGTAGAGGAGCCTGGAAAGATGCGCGTGGTGGCCATGGTGGACTGTCTGACTCAATGGTTTCTATACCCATTACATAGGTTCATCTTTGATAAAATTCTGAGGGTAATTCCTCAGGATGGAACTTTCGATCAGATGGCGCCAGTTAAGAAATTGCTGGCGTACATGGTTCGAGAGGACCTCTATGAGTGCTTTAGTTTCGACTTAAGTGCGGCCACGGATAGAATACCTGTCGGATTGCAACAAACGTTGTTAGCTGCTTTCACCACTCAGGAGTTCGCTCATCATTGGCGGCACCTGCTTAGTTCCCGTTACTTTAAAGTCCCGAAATGGGCTATAGAGTTTATTCCTTCTTGGTATACCGTACCAGGGAGGGAGCGAGGGCTTATCAGGTATGCCGTGGGGCAACCCATGGGCGCTTACTCATCCTGGGCGATGCTGGCACTGGTTCATCATGCTATTGTGCAATTCGCTGCCAAGCGAGCGAACGTGGAGGGTTGGTTTGAGGCATATGCAGTCCTAGGGGACGACGTCGTGATTGCTCATCGCGGCGTGGCCTTAGAATATACACGCCTTATGGAGGATTTTGGAGTGAATATTGGTTTCCATAAATCAATAATTTCCAAGAACCGTTCTCTGGAGTTCGCGAAACGCTTTTTCTATAAGGGAGTAGAGGTAACACCTCTACCCCTTGTGGCGATTGCCGTAGCGTGGATTTCAGTTAACGGGGTTCCCGAAGTCTTAACGAGTCTTCGGGCCCGGGTTGGGAAGTTCCCTTCATTATATCAAGTAGGGCGTAGTCTAGGATTCGGCTTCAAGGCATCCTCATCCTCGGCTACCAGCCGGGTTGTGAGTCTGCCTCGGCGTCTCCGGGATGCAGTCTTAGTCTTATCACGCCCTGGCCCATTTCCTTGGTCCCGTAAGGATTTATGGGAGTGGTTCAGGTTACGTTCCAC